CGTTTCAAGAGGGCATTACTTATTCAGGTCAACAAAGATCCGAATTTTGATGTTGACTCAGCCGTTAATAACTTCCGTTCAAAGTAGAAAGGGTTGATGTTAACCGAATCTATAGTGGTATTAAGCGATATTACGAAAAAGAGAAGTATTATAAAAATATAGTTTGGTCACCTCACCTTGAGGCCGTTGATTATAGTTCATCTGAAGCTAAGCAGAACGTTGTTAAGAAGGAACTTAAGAATTCTGATTTTAAGGATAAAATAAATAGCTTTGTCAATTCAATTCCTACTGGTTGGCGACTTAGTAAGAAATTTATGCCTAAATTAACTAGAGTTGTTAAATCGTTCCCTATTTTCAGACTGGTATCTTATGATAATATAGTCGTTAAGCTTTATAAGCGTGTTAAAGTTTCCGATTTTATGAAGTTTTTTGGAATTAATAAGACTAATAGAATAGTGGGTTGGTTACCAGAATATCTGGGTCCAACACCATCAAAGCCAGTCTCAATTAAGAATTTCATTTCCGAATTTCTCTCATCTGAACTAAGTAACATTAAGAAAGTCGTGACTCCTTCATGTTATAATGAACTATTTTCTAGTTGTTCCACTCAACGTGTTGTTTATTCTCGTGGATATGATACCGCCAATTCACATCTACGTGAGTATCTAAAAGATAATACCACCTCAGAAGAATTCACGCCTAATACCATTATAGACATTCTTTCTTACTCAAACTTCAAGTGGTTCGGTTCCCCTGTTGTTAATTTCAACGATGGTCGTGAGATCTTTCATCTTCTTAGGACAAACTTAGATGCTTTTGCTGGTCATTACACTTCTAAAATATTTGGTCAGAAGAAAGAAAAATCTGATCTTCCATCTAAGGAAGTAGCTTATAAACTTTGGGACTTAATGCGTAGTAAGCCCATAAAGAATTTTTATTTATGGAGTGTTCTTGGTAGAGAAAAAGATGTTAAGGTTAATCCGGGGCACGATATTCGTGATGTTGGTACCCGCATTATCCTTACTACCGAAAATCCAGCCACTACTCTATTAATGTGGTTCGCTCAAAAAATTTCACATGTGTTAATGTCTCCTGACTCGTGGGATTGTACTTATAACATTGGTGGTGAATTCAATGCCGTCAAAACCAAGAAACTCATCGACAGAGCTTCTGAATATGACTTCATTCTTGAAGCCGATTGGCGATATTACGACTCAAATCAGGATACAAATTTTCTTCTAGTTGCCTCACAAATTCTATTAAGCTCTTTACCCAACGACAGATTACATAAAAACATAAATTATTACATAACATCGAGCGTTATAACTAAATATATTGCCCTTCCGCCTGGTGTCGTAATAGAACTTAATAGAGCTCAACCGTCTGGTCATCCTTTCGGCACTCTAATTAATTGTAATGTTAATTTGATATATTGGTCAATAATTGGTTATAAAATTTATGGTGAGAATTACGCAGACTTTATGCATGTTGAAGTATATGGCGATGACACAAGGGCCTTCTTTAAGAACCATGACAATTTAATCAATTTAGACAGGTATATTGCTGAAGCTGGTCTTCAGTCTGATCCTGTTCTTCCTAATCTTAGAAGTGTTCGAGAGAACGCTGATAAAGAGCACCAGATTGATTTCTTAAAGAGAAGATTTGATTTAGAAGGAATGACATGGAATCATAAGAAAATGTTTGACCGTTGGATTTTTCAAAGTAAAAATCGTTCAATTAATGAGCAGGTTCGACTTGTTTGTTCTTATTTTGAATCACTTCCATGTGACTCTGATGTTGAAGCCCTTTCAAGGCTTTTTGTATCATGGATTTCAAAAGTGCACGGTGACAAGCTTGATGAAGAGACCATCGAATTCGCTCTTAACTTCGAGACATTCGCCATGCAGATGAAGCAGCGTTCGAGAGAGTATAGATATGGTCATGAGGTTGACCGTTATTATGAAACTTATCTTAAAGAGATAGCAGTGATGTCATTCTCTTTACTAGTTTATAAGAATGAGCTTCCAAGCACTCTCGAGTACATACCTGCTGAAAAGTATAAGTATCTACTTCTTTCATTAGCCTTCCCAACTGAGGGTGAATACTATGATGCCCTCAAGATTCCTCAGCGTGGTCCACCATGGATTCCTACCATTTCCAAGAGGCTTGTCTCTGATTTTTGGAAGTCGGTTGACAACAAATTCAAGTGGGCTAGAGGGTCAAAAATTAACTCTGTCTAATCTCATTTCTTATTAATCTAAATTGATTGTAGGTTTTTAGTATTTCAACAGTATCTTATACTGTTTACTTACTATAAAA